AAGGATGTTAATAATTACATCATTGTTATGGAAGATGGAGAGGTTAAATCTAAAGGAGCATATGTCAAGAAACTTGATAAGCTAGATAATGACTTACCAATAGTTAATCAAGCTCTTATGGATTATTTTATAAAAGGTATTCCAGTTGAGGAAACAATAAATAATGCTAATAAACTTATTGATTTTCAAAAGGTTGTGAAAGTATCTAGTAAATATCAATATGCATTACATGGTGATAAAAAGTTAAATGAGAAGATACTAAGAGTATTTGCTTCAAAGAACTACTCAGATAAAGGGGTATACAAAATAAATAGTAAAGGTAAGCCAG